GAAAGTATGGTTACTCCCGTGGTCTAAATATGAGTACTTCTGCTGGTTATCCTTTCTATTGCCTTAAATCAGATCTCATATCTATTGAGGATGATAAGGTTAAGATGAATTCTACATTGAAGAGATTAGTAGAACACTGTCATGAAGAACTTAAGTCAGGTAATGAAATTTTCTTTCCTTTCCAGGGTTCTCTTAAAGATGAACGTATTAGTATCAAGAAAAATAATGAGGGACGAGTTCGATTGTTTACAGGATCGAGTGTTGTGCATACAATACTAGGTAGGATGTATTTTCTACCTGTTGTCGATTTCTTTATGGACAATGGTATTGTTATGGAATGTGCTTTAGGCGTAAATACATTCTCTGAAGTATGGGACAAGTTCTATTCGCATTTAGTTTCCTTTGGAGAAGACAATATTGTAGCTGGAGATTACAAGGAATTCGATAAAAAGTTTCCTGATCTTATAACACGTGCTGTTTGGGTGATTATAAAATGCATTATGGCAGTCCATTTAAAATATACCAATGAAGAAATGGCCGTTGCTGAAAAGTTATTTAATTCATTGATGAATATCATGATACTTGGATTGCGCTATGATGTTATGGAAATATCTGGTACAAATCCCTCTGGACAATTTCTCACTCTTATATTAAATTGTATTGGCAATTCTTTGTATTTAAGAGTTGTTTGGTGGAAGTTGGGTCATTTTGGACTCTTCCGCAAATCTGTTCACCTCCTAACATATGGGGATGACTGTATTTTGGGAACCAATAATAAGGAATTTAATCATGTGTCTATAGCTAAAGTGTTGGCAGAAATGAATATAACTTTTACTATGGCTGACAAAACGTCAGAATTAGTCCCATTTATATCTATAGACCAAGCGACATTTCTCAAGCGTTATTTTAGACGTGTTGAGGATGTTATCTTTGATCCAATAGAGCAAAGTTCTATGCTACTGAGTTTAGCATGGCCTGGCCATTCGACATTTTTAACAGATTCTGAAGTGCAACTTGAGATATTAAAGAATGTAGAAGCTGAGAGCCGAAGACAAAACCCAACTGATAGGCGACGTTGGATATCATTGATCGAGAAACTACAAAGTTGTTACAATAGGGAATATCAAACTGATATCTCCATTTTAGACGACATTATTTATGATCATCACCTCTCTGCTGTTCGAGAGTTAAGAAAATTACCAGAAAAACCCCCTTTAGATCCAGAGGCGGATGTGGCTACGGCAAGCATAGGATCGGATCTGATTGATATCGTTATACAAGGAAGAGACATACCCCGCGATTTCTTCCGCGATTACTCAGATTGTCGGCTGGAGAGCTTACAAATAGCTCCATTGGTGAATGTGTGCCAGTCTATAAATAAAGGCTATTCACCCGGGGAAATAGACGCATGGGCGGAGTGGCCTGCGCGATCCTTATTAAATAAAACACTCACGAATAACATTAATAAAACCCCAGAGGAAGACTCTTTAAACCTTAATTTAACAGTCTGTGTTACGCAGACAACTCCTGTAATTACAGGGATTTTAGAAACTGTCAGTTCACTGACAATGGCATCAACAGATAATAAGCCCACGATAACAACAAGTCAACCCGTTGTGGACTTTGTTGGTGATGGAGAGAAGGAAGAATCATCCGATAAGTATGAAGTATCCTTTAATCCAATGCGTGGATATGAGGATTCATCTTTAGCTGAATTCTTATCACGTCCCAGAGTCATACTGGCCGGTAGTTGGACTTATAATTCAACTATAAATACCACG